TGGCGAACTGGAACTGGCCCTCCAGCTCCACGCCCTTGGAACGGATCTGGCCGGTCTGGACCACGTTCAGAACGTTGTCCGGATCGTTGGTCTGGCGGTTGGTCTCGGTGATGCGGTAGGCGGCCAGGGTCAACAGCATGTTGCGGGCCGGTTGCCACTTGATGCCACCTTCGGCCTGGCGTCCGCGCATCGGCTTGAAGGCATTGCCGAACAGATCCTGGCCGGACACCGGCAGGAACGATTCGCTGTAGCTCAGGTAAGGCGATACGCCGCCGCCGACGTAGCCGATCAGTCCGGCACGGTAGGTAGTGGCATCGTCGGACTGGCTGGGCTGGCCTTCGGTCTTCGAACGAGCATGGTCGCGACGCGCACCCAGCACCAGCGACACGCGATCAGCCCAGCGGATCTGGTCCTGCACATATACGCCCAGCTGGGAAGACTCCTGGTCCGGCTGGCGCTCCCAGCCACGTACCGTCGGGGCGGTCGATACCGGTGCGTAGACGTCGATGGGCGTGCCGGTGGCATCCAGCCGCTGCAGCTGCTCCTTGTACTGGCTGTAGTCCACGCCGGCCAGCAGCAGGTGCTGGAAGGCGCCCGTGGCGAAGTCGAACTGCACCGCGTTGTCGGCGCTGATCACCTGGATGTCCGGCTGCGTGCCGTAGGCGGTGCGGTTGACCACGCGCCGGTCGGCATCGATGAAGGGGTTTTCCGGGTTGCTGTAGCTGTCCACATACAACTGCTGCAGGGTGGTCTTGCCGTCGATGTAGCGCACCGCCGAGCGCAGGCTGACCGCATCGTTGAAGCGATGATCGAACAGGGCGGTCAGGCTGTACACGCGCGAATCGATACGGTCAAAACCGGCATCGCCGATGAAGGTGGTCGGATCCAGGCGGCGACCGGGCGCTGCGTGCAGGGTGGCAGCCAGCGGCAGGAACTGCTGGCTGGAGCCGGTCTTGTCGTGCTGGTAGCTGGCCAGCAGGGTCAACGTACTGCGTTCACCGCGCCAGCTGATCGTGGGTGCCAGATACACGCGGTCGTCCTTGAGGACATCGGTCTGCATGTTCGATTCGCGGACCAGACCGACCAAACGCCCGGCAACCGTGCCGTCGTCATTCAGCGCACCGCCGATGTCGCCCTGCAGCTGCCGTCGATCGAAGCTGCCCAGCTGCAGGCCGACCTCACCGCTGGCGGCGCCGAAGGTCGGGCGCTTGCTCATCGCGTTGATGATGCCGCCGGTGGCGCCCGCTCCGTACAGCACCGATGACGGGCCGCGCAGCACTTCCACCCGTTCCAGGCCGTATACCTCCGGGCGTGCCAGCGGGCTGAAGCCGTAGCTGCGGCGCAGGCCATCCTGGTACTGCACCGGGTCCAGGCCGCGTACCGAACTGGCGTCATTGCGGGTGTCCAGGCCCCAGGCGTCAGCGGTGACACCGGCGCTGTAGCGCAGCACTTCCTGCAGGTTGTGTGCGCCGCGATCGGTGAACAGCTGCTGGGTGACCACGCTGATCGCCTGCGGCGTCTCGGTCAGGGCGGTGTCGGTCTTGGTCGCGGTGCTGGCGCGCTCGGCCACCACGGTCACCTTGTCCAGGGTCCGGGCCGCAGTGCCGTCCTGGGCCTGGGCGATGGCCGACGCCAGCAGGGTGGGCAGGAACAGCGTGTACAGCAGCGGGCGGCGCGACGGCAGGGCGGGCATCGTGGGGAATCCGGGAAGGGCGGTGACGGCGGATTATCCGGATGCCCGCTTCCAAATACAAATGATTCCCAAATGCACTTGCCGGTGATGAGTCCGGCTTCAGGGCAGGCCGTCTGCGGCGCCCCGGTGTAGGCGGACGCGAGGTTTGCGAAACGCGGACACTTGGTTTGATACCGGCTTAAACGGGCCAAACTGGGACTTAGAACGCCCTTCAACCCCCCATTGAACAGGGTTCGTAGGGGGCTTTCCTGGCCGCCCGCAGCCCGTGTCGCAGCCTTCGCGACGGCGAGCCGTATTCTGACTCCATGCCGCTGCCCCCCGACTTCTACTGGACAAAACGCTATGTCAGCCGGACGGAGGACCCGCTGACGGTGATTGCCTGCGAAGGGGTGTGGGTCGTTTCCCTGGACCAGCGGGTGAACGACGACATCTGGATCGCCTCTCTAGACCGCCACCGGAACGGACCAGCCGGGCCCGCGCGGGTGTGCACCAGTTACGAACAGGGACGGACAGGCGCTGAGCTGTGGGTGGCCAGGCACCAGGTGCGGCTACGCGAGGATGTGGCCAAGATCACCAAGTGGCGAGAGGCCGTGAGAGCCAACAGGCTGGCCAGGGCGTCGCTTCCTCCCCCTTTTGATTGGCTGGAGTAGTCCCACCAGCCGCGCGGCGATTGCGGCAGGGGCGCCGGCATCCGGCGCCCCTGCCTCTGACTACAGGAGCGAGGCCTGCCTGTCGTCCCAGCTCTTGATGATCAGCTCGCCGAATGCCTTGTCCCGACCATTGCCACCGCCGATGGTGTAGTTCAGCTGCAGCGGCACCAGATCGAACCCAGCGAACGCCTGTCGTATATCCGGGTGGTCGTTGATCGAAACCACCACCTTGCCCTTGATCGAGCGCATCAGCTCCGCCATGGCAACGTACTGATCGAACGGGAAGTCCACCCCGTAGCCCTCGGTCTCCCAGTACGGCGGGTCGAGATAGAACAGAGTCTCCGGCCGGTCGTATCGCAGGATGCACTCCTGCCAGGGCAGCCGCTCGATGACCACATTGGCAAGGCGCAGGTGCACTGCGCTCAGCTCTTCCTCAATCCGTAGCAGATTGAGACGGGGACCCTGGCCGGACGCCACCAGCCCGAAAGACTGTCCTTCGACCTTCCCGCCGAAGGACAGCTTCTGTAGGTAGTAGAACCGGGCGGCCCGCTGGATATCGGTCAGCGTCTCGGGGCGCTCCATCGTTGCCCACTCAAACATCTGGCGGCTCACCAGGGACCAGCGGAACATACGGACGAACTCTTCCAGGTGATGCCGCACGCAACGGTAGAGGGTGACCAGGTCACTGTTGATGTCGTTGAGGACCTCCAGGCGAGCGGGCACCGGCCGCATCAGCAGCGCCGCTGCGCCGCCTGCAAAGGCCTCGACGTAGGTGTCGTGATTCGGGAAATGGGGATACAGATGCTTGATCAGGCGGCGCTTGCCGCCGGGCCAAGGGAAAATCGGTAGTGGCATGTCTCACTCTGTGCGATAGGTGTTGACCACAATGGCCCGGTCCTCGCGAGGGCGCAGGGCCATGGTCAGTTGCACGCGGCACAACGCGTGTGGATTGACGACGGGGAGCTGCCTGCAAGCGGCTCCCCGTCGCCCTGTTTCAAAGCGGCGGAACTTCCTCGAACACCCAAGCCGTGCCGTAGTAGTCGCCGCCCAAGTGGTTGATGGCGCCAGGCGCTGCCTGACCGTAGACCGCCGTCCGATGGATCTCATTGGTATGGAGCGCCCCGCCTGCCTGCTGCCACCGGGGGATCACCGCGACGCGAGCCGAGCCGCTGACGCGCGCAGCCAGGGCGTCCCAGTCCAGGCCATTGGCCAAGCCCTTGGCCCTGGCCTCTGCCAGATCGGCGCGTCGAAAGGCGACCCTCACACGCTGGTAGGTACGGCGCTTCACCACATTCAGCCCGGCGCCGAGGGTTCGCTCCACGACGCTGGGATCGACGCGTTCCGAGGACCACTGCGGTTCAATGGGTGTTTCCACTGCCGGCGTAATGACCAGCTCGCCCACGTCGACCTGGTCGGTCTGGAGCTGAATCGTGACGCCCGACAGGACCAGGCCTTCGGCGAGGACGAACCACGCCGCCACGCTCCCGTCCGCCAAGGCGACGGCTGGCTGCCCTGCTGCATTTCCCCCCAGGACGATGGGGTCACCCTGCGCGTCTACCCCTGTCACGGAAACCACCGTGCCGGGCGCGCAGCTCAGGCCCAGTAGGCTGACGATCCGCACAGGCGCCGGCGCAAGCGGCGTGCAGCGGAGCTGACAGGTACCGCCCGCATTGCGCAGCCGGCAAACGCTGCTGGGTCGCCCATCAGTCAGTGCGGCCGCGTTGAAGATGCTGCCCTCCAACAAGGCGATATTCATGGCGATCTGTTCGTATCCGATCAGCATCACATTCCCCAAAACTTGATGGTGTGCGTGCCCGTCACCGGGTTGCTCATGACCCCCGTAACCAGGACCTTGCGCCCGGCCTGCAGCCCATAACGGCTGTAGGTAAGTCGCCCCACCTGGCCGACCTGCAGGCGCAGATCCGGCCTGGCGGCAAACTTGCCGGCGTAGAAGTTGCGAGGCACGGCGTAGATCGCAACCACGCGGTCAATCTCCGCCTGTGCATCCTCGCGCCGGTCGAACCACGACAGCATTGGGGCTGCGGCATCGGCGTGGGCATATCGCCTCGCCAGCTCGCCCGCCGCGTAAACCTGCCCTCGCTGGGGAGATGTCAGTTCCTGCCGGCGCTGCGGCGGCAGCTGCACCAGGTCGGTGATCAGGTCGGCGCTGGAGAGCGGCTGCGCGTTCAATTGGAAGGCCATTCGCCGGGACAGGTTGGGAGCCAGATCGGGCAGGACGATCAGATCCGCACCCAGCTCGCGCCAATCAATGTCAAAGGCGATCTGATCGTCCGGGGTGTCTTCGGGCGCGGTCAATCGAGCAATGCGCAACACCCCGGCCGCATCCTGCCACCAGTCAGCGCCATAGCTCGGCAGAACTGATTGCAACGCCGTGCGCGCGGTGGCGCCTTCGCCCGCGTAGTAACCGATGCCGGCATAGCCAGTAACAGCATCGATCTGAGCGGCGTCGGCAGCGTCCCAAGCTGATTTGCCAAGTCGGCCGAACACGTTCTCCAGGAACTGCTGCAGGGTTGCCGGAGCCATCGCCTCCTGTGTCGACACGTCCGCGATTACGGGCCCCAGCGGGGGCGACTTCAGGGCGATCTGCTGCCCATCCGTGGAAAGGCCATAGCCATCGCCGGCATCGAGGGCCGCGCCGCGATCCAGTACCGCGCCCAGGCTGCGGAGCGGCGCATCACTCACCCAGCGCACGCTGCCATCGCTGTTGATTCCCGTAGTAGGAACGCTGCGCACGGAGCCGATCACCACCGGTTGAGGCGCCCAGGCCAGGCTATCGCTCACCGAGGGCAGGAACACCGCCTGATGCAGCGAACGGTCGAGGTCATCATGTGCGTCACGCAGGACCAGCGATCTGACGCCGTCGCTTTCGATATCCACCCGGTCCAACACATAGCGTCCGACCGGCTCTGCCGAACTGAGGGGAGCGCCCTGCTGCACCTGGCTGATACGCACGGGGACGTTGCGCATGGCACCCAGCGCCATGCCATCCAAACGCCCCTCCGCGTCCAGGATGCGCACCGCCGCCGTTCCCCCGCGTGAGGCGTTATCCCAAGGCCAGAAAGAGACGCTGGCCACAGTGTTCAGGCCATCGGCCTGCAGCAGACCGTGGAACGGAGTATCTGCCGGATCGTCGGTGGCATCGGTGAAGTAGTCTTCGCTGCCGAGACGCAGAGGCTCGACCGCTTCGGCTGGAAGCCCCCACTGAAGCCCATCAGATACAGCGCCGCGACCGCGCCACTGCCCCGCATTGACGATGCACCGCAGCTCGCGCTTTTCCTCGCTGGCCAGTGACACGGCAAAGAAGACGCGCGGCCCTGCCGCACGGTGCGCCTGCGCAACCACCTGGGTGTCGCGGTAGAACGTAGCATCCACGCCTTGGTCGGTGATCGAAACGCGTAGGCCCACGATCACGGCAGTGGTCACCACGGGGATACCCGAAGTCACCAGGACACCATCGACGAAGACCTCACCTGTGTGCAGGCGCCAGCCGATGCCGGCAGAGAATCCGACCTCTGCATTGGTCGCGGCACCCTCGCTCACTACGCCCACCGTTGCAGTCGCAGTGGCCTCGCCCCAGAACACGAACTCAACCCCGTGCATGCCCCCGGACTGACCGATGTCAGCGCGAGCCATGCGGTTCAGTCCTGCAGCGGGGCCGACAGCCAGAAGGCTGCGACCACCATCGAGCACCAGCAGATCGGGACCGAGCGGCGCCTCGGCGAATTTCGCAACGGCTTCCGTCATGCGGACATCCTCGGCAGGTAGGTCAGATAGAGGCCGATGGCTCGCAGGATCTCGCCTGCCCAGAAGCCGAAGAACATGCCGTTATCGGAGGACGCGCGCACGGCCGGCGACCAGCAGCCGTTCATGACGTGGCCAGCCGACACCACCTTGTAGTTGTCCTGAAGCTCCTTCATAGAGTTGTTGATGACCGTGTGAGCCGGCGCCGCATCGGCACCGGCAAGGGCGGCGTAACAGGCGCCGGCCAACCAGAGGCCGGTCATGTGACCGGTGAAGTCGTCTGCAGGCACGCGCGGCAGCGCATCGGAGGGAAACTCGGTGGGGTTCAACCCATCGTGATCCGCCTGGAACTGCGCCAGCCAGCGCAGCCAGTTGTTGACGTAGTCGCGCAGGTGAATCGGCACTACTCGGTTGCGCTGTTTAAGCGTGTACCAGGCCAGCGCAGCGCCCAGGAAGGCGCGCGGTTGATAGCCCGACCACGGCTCGCCGTTGCCCCAGTGCGTGAAAGCAAAGGTGTCTGCCGGGCCATAGCTCAGGCTGTCCCAGCGGTTCCAGTAGTACGCAGCTGCGCCAGGGCCCAGCACGCCGAAGCGGCGCTTGTAGGCCTGCTGCGAGTCGTAGAGGAACTCCACCATGTTGTTCAAGGGTGCATCGTCGTCGGTGATGGCCCAGATCCACGGGTACTGATAGCCGGGGTACGGCATGCCATGCCAGCCGTCGAACTGCTGGGAAAACGGGTCCAGGTTGTTGGAGAACGGGATCACGCCTGGCGTGTAAGCAAGGTTGTCGTCGCGGTACTTCTCGATCCGGCAGTCACCGAGCAGCGCGCTGTAGGCTTCTTCGCCTGAGAACGTCACGCTGAACATCATGGTGTAAGCGCTGTCGGAGTCGAAGCGCGGCGGCACGTCGTTGATGCAGTACCACTCCAGCCAGCCGGTAGCGCCGACAGGCGTGTCATCGAGCAACAGGGTGAACTCCGATGAACCGGTGTAGTCCGGGCCAGCCGGTCGCGGGCGGCCGTCCTGGTTTGGCTGGTAACCGGAGAATCGCAGGTCCGACACCGGCAGGTCGATCGTTCGCCACTCTCCGTTGGTGGCTGGGACCATCCACCACCAACGCCATCCCGCCGAGTCTTCGATGCGGATGTTGAAGGCGTCGGCACCAGACCGGTAAGTGATTCGCTTCACCTCGGCCCGCTCGTTGGGCAGCAGCCAGAAGCCCACGCTGGCGCCGCCATCCTCGTTCATCTCCAGCCGGCACGTGGTGCCGGCGCGATCACCGAGGATGTCCAGGACATAGCGGGTCTCCAAGGCGGCACCGCCATAAGGGGCAATCATGCGGGGGTCGGCCACGATGTAGGGCATGCCGTCGGGCGATGCTTCTCGGATGAACTGGCCCAGCTGGATCGTGTACGTTTTCACCGACATATCGGCCGTGTCGGGAATCGGCGCCACGTATTCAACGGCCGCTGGGTGGTCCTCAGCCTTTACCGGCGACAGCTGCAGCTTGCAGCGAACGCGCAGCGGCGTACCGCTGTCGCCACAGCCGCCCAGTTCAATGTGGAGCTGACTGGCCGTCGTGACGCGCATCCAGATGGCCTGCTGTTCGAGCGTCTGCTGCGCAGCCTGGGCCTGCCGAATCGTGATCAGGCCCGACGCATCGCGGCCAAACTCGGGCACGGCGGAAGACGGATAGGCGTAGTCGTAGCTGATGCCATCTGTCCATGGCGTGCTGGCGGCGGTCGAGCGGCGGAAGAATTGGTCGAAACGGTCGATGTCGGCATAGAGGCGGCACGTCTCCATGACGCACTCGAAGGCCTGGCGATATCGCGCCTCCCCAGTGATCTCCCACAACAAGTGGCTGGCCTCGCCAAACCACTGCTCCGCATCGGCAGCATTGGACATGGCACGGGTGGGCACCGGTACGTTGATGGGACGGTTGTGCCAGGGCTTGTTGCGCGGGATCAGTGTGCCGCCGTCCGCTACGGGCAGCTTCACGGCGAAGTTGAGCAGATAGCAGCCGTTGAGCCCCGCATCCTGCAGCTGCACTGTGCCGAACTCGTTGGGCTGGTGTCCGGTGCTGATCACGTTGCCATCCCAGTCCACCTTCTCGCCCGACCAGGTGATGATCCAGTCCAGGGCGTACTCGACACCTCGACCTTCCGAGCCCCACACAGGCGTGTACTCATCGCCAAGGTAGCCCTGCCAATCGATCCACGCCCTGGGGTCCCAGGGAGCCTCGGTGCTGAGCCTGCGCCAGTTGCTGTAGATGGCCGCCCAGTCCACCTCCTCGGCGATCTTCTGCACGTTGGCGTTGATCGCCGGCCATGCCAGATGCCCACGGTGGGCGAAGCTGGCCACGTCGAGCCACTCGCCCCAGAACGGAGCGCCGTGGGGGATCTGCGTGCGGCCCTGGGTGAACATCAGCGGCACGCTCTTGAAACCGCCCTGGGTCGGGTAGTCGGGATGCAGCGGGTAGTGCGCGACCATCGGTTCCTTGCCGTTGACGATCCAGTTGCAGTACCAGGGTGCGGCGGGCACAGGGATGGCCTGGCCGTCATAGAAGTGATTGACGTATGCCTCCCAGTAGTGGACCGCGCCCTGCAGCCAGACCGGGTCCTTGGTTGCCTGGTACATGTGGGCATAGCCGGTGATCAGCAGCGCCTGGCCCTCGGTCGTCGCATCGCCATTGGGCTGGTACTCCTGGCGGGTGTAGCCAATGAAATGCCGGTTGTTGGCGAGCACACCCTCGGGGTTCAGCACGTAGTGCTGGACGTCGCCGGCAAGCGTCGTGCCGGTATTCCGCTGCAGGAACCTGGCATGGCCGTAGGCAAGGCTCAGGGCGTTGGCGCGGAGCGATGCCTCATGACTCAGAAAGCCTGCCTTCACGATGCGAATCCTCCCGCAGCGAAGAACCCCAGCCATTGATCGCCGCCGTTGAACAGCAGCGTGACCAGGTCGAACTGGCCGGCCTCGTAGGACAGCACCGGCTTCTGCCCGAACGGCCAGACCACGTTGGGTGGCCAGGCGACCTGGTTGGCGCCGCTACCCTGGCGCAGCAGCAGGGTGACTTGTTTCATGCGGGTGGCTTCGATAGCGGGCGTCTGCAGGGTCAGCGCGCAGCTGGGCTGCGACAGCTGAATCTGCCAGAAGCTGGCGCCGCTGCCGGTTGCGAGCTGAAGCGCACTGCCAGCGTCGGCAATGACCACCTTGTTGTAGATCGACGCCGCCGCCAGGTCGGCGTTGGCGCCGGCTTCGCTGCCGGCACTCTGCACCGCCCGCCAAGACGGAATGATCTTGGCGTTGCCCTCGCCATCGGTCACCGAGGCGATCAGCTCGGCGGTGCCGTACAGATTGACCTGCTGGTCCTGGAACAGTCGCACCTGCGCGACCAGCGCCTGAACCGCCTGCGCCAGTGCCGCAAGGTCGGGCACCGCTACTGCCTGGGGGATAACGTCGACCATATCGATTACCTCATTCCTGTGATCTGGGCGGTGACGCCTGTCAGGCGCCAGCTGCCCCAGCTGTTGGTTCCGCGGCTGACGCGGATGCGATACCGGCGTGCGGTCGACACGTAGCTGTCGGGCACGATCATCACGTTGGTGGGCTGCGTGGACGCGGCCAGGGTGAATGTCTTGGTGCGCAGATCCACCCAGTTGCCATTGATCAGGTACTGGATGGTGATCACGCCATCGCGGGAGTGGTCGCCATCGTTCTCCATCGACAGCTCGATCATCAGCACGGGCTGGTGGCTGTCGCCGTATCGGATGGGCGCGTCCAGGACAAACTCGGTTGTGAAGCCTGTGAAGTCGGCACTGAGGACGCCGGACCAGGTGAAGACCTGGGTCCGCTGGAATCGCCCGGAGATTGCCTCGGCAATCACGGTGCCACGCACCAGCACGTCGCCCGCGAACCGGGCCTGGCCAGTCTTCAGGATCTGCCAGCCACGATAGATGCCGGCACCTTCATCCCAGAGGAAGTTATCCGACTGGATCGTGTTGCCGATCATGGCGTTGTTGATCCAGCCGTCACCAATGAAGGCTTGGTTGATGTAGACCTTGCCGTTGTTGATGATGAACGGCGAATACACCGTGCCGTCGGAAGCCGTGGACAGCACGCCAAACGTGTCGGCCAGCGCCAGCACTTCACGCTGCACCAGGTCACCATCGGAGTAGACGCCCACCACGATGCCGGCCATGTAGTGCTTGCCGTTGATGTTCAGCTGTGTGCGGATCGAGTGGGACGCTTCCGATTTCCCATTGAGATCCGCTATCGCCTTCGTCGTCTCCTGTGCGATTGCTCGAATGGGCCCGGTTTCGGCAGCAACCGTGTCCTGGACCATGGCGCGCGCCTGGTCGACAGTCACCGAGGTTTCCTCCACGTGGGCGATGTACGCGCGGTTCTGCCGCGTGCCGTTGGCCAGTTCGTACTGCTCCAGGGCCTGCTTAACGATCGTTTCCGAGTTGACATCAATGCCGTCGATCGCGGTAACGAGCTGCTGCCCGATTTCCGACTGTTTGATGTGGTCGACAATCTCCTGCATCCCCGGCACGTCCTTGGACTGGCCGTTTGCGATGCCGCCCAGCCCCGGCCGGCCATTCACGCTGGCCGTTACACGGAAGTACCACAGCCCATCGCGCGGACCGGTGTACAGGTAGCGAGTCGCCGAGGTGCGGGCAATCTCTGCCCACGGCCCGGTAGCTGCACGCGATCGCTCGATGATGTACTGGACGTAGCCCACACGGACGGGCTCCCATTCCAGGAGGATGCCATCAGCCACTGGCGTGGGCGTGACTTCCGGGATCGGGGGCACCACTGCAGGCGGGGTGTAGACCGCCTGCGACCAGTTGCCCGCAGGAGCGACTGCCGGTGTCACCACCGGCAGAGGAATGTCGCCGATTTCCAACAGCAGTACAGGACGCGTCATAGTTCGTTCAAAGCCCGTTGTTCCGTGCTGCGGCCCAGTGCCCGGATGCCGTCACGGATCTCGACCAGGAGCGGCTCCGAAGGACCGTAGCCGGGTGAGGTCATCTCGCCAGGGGCGCTGGAGCTGCGGCTACTGAAGGAGGCGGTGGGCAGCGCCTCGCCACGCAGCGCGGCAACCATCGCCTGGGCAATGCGAGTGGGCAGATCGTTGAGGATCTCGGCCAGGTCACTGAGGTCGGTGTTCTGCGCGGTGAGGTACTCCGACAGTTCGGCGATCGACAGGCCCAGATCCTTGGCCAGGTCTTCCGGGGTCATGCCCGTGGTGTTGCGCAGGATCTCCAGCGGATCACCGCCCTTGACGCCGGCAAGGTCGGCCACGCCCTGGGCGATACGCTGCGCACGATCCAGTCGCGCTGCGGCCTCCTGCTGCGCCTGCAGGGCCTCGCGCTGGGCATACAGCTGCTCCAGGGAGTTGGCGCTGCCATCGGCTCCGAACTGTTGCGCCATCCGCATCACCTCGGCGTAGTCGGCCTGGTAGCGAGAGCCGGATGCGTTCATGGCGCGGCTAACTTCCAGGAATCGCTGGGCGTAGGTGATGAAGCTGTCCACATTGCCGCTGGCAGCGGCGCTGCTCATCAGATCCGAAGCGGTGGAGCGCTTCTGCGCATCGGTGTTGACCGAAAGCGTGTCGCTCAGGCGCAGGGAGTTGAGGAAGTCGCCCAGCTTGTCGCTCGCGCCCTCTGCCGAGCCACCCAAGCGCTGGATCTGATCGTTGACGCGATTCAGCGCCAAGTCGACCAGCTCGGACTGCAGCGACTTCACCAGGTCGTTAGCCTTCTGTTCGGCTGCCTGGCGCACGGCCATCAAATCAGACTCGCGTGCCGACAGGCCGCCGAGTGCCTTGGCCTGTTCCTTCAGCGTCGCAATGCGCTGCTGCTCTTCGCGGCGGATGGACAGCATGGATTTGGCAAACGAGCTGAGCCCTGCGGTGGCCACGTCCTCCTGGGCCGATGCAGCCACCTCGGCGTAGCTCTTGGCTGCGCTGGCCATCGCCTCGGTCTGCTCGGTGAGCGTCCGGCCCGATTCCTTCGCCATGCGCTGGAACACGTCCAGGGTGGCGGACAGCTCTTCTACAGATCCATTGGTCAAACCAACCGCGCCTGCGGCGGCGCCCATGATGTCGGTTGCCTCGAAGCCCTTGTCCATCAGGCTCGACAACCCCAGCGCCTTGACTGCCTCGCCCGACAGGTTTGCCACCATCTTGTTGACGGCATCTTCGAGCTGGGCCTTTGCCTTCTCCGGGTCTGCATCCAGCTGCAGCTTGCCGATATCCACGCGCACGTTGGCCAGGTGGCCGCTGACGTCCATCCCGAGCTGCTTGGCCAGCTCGGAAACGCCGCTCTTCACCTGGGCCGCCGCCGAGCTGAAGAGCTGACTGATGCCTGGATCGACGTCGCCGTACTGGGTCCACTTCTTATCGCTGCGGAACCAGCCGCCCTTTTGCTTGATGTCGGCGTAGCTCCGGCCGGAGAACCCATCAAACCCATACGAGCCCTCAATGCCCTGGCCAGTGACCTTGGGCGCCTGGCGACCGAAGGCGCGCGACCACAGGGCGCTGCCCGAGATCAGCGACGCGGCCGAGCTGCCCAGGCCAATGCCCTTCAACAGGCGATCAACCGCGCCGATGCCGGCCGTCATGGTGCCCAGGACGGGGCCGAGGAAGTTGCCCTTGGCAGTCGACTTGAACAGGGTCTCGGTCATGTCGGTGGTCTGACCGTCCATGTTCCAGCCCTGCTTGTAGAAGCTGCTGTTGAGCATCATGCCGGCCGCAATCCACCCAGCGATCGGGATCGCGGTCAGTCCCGCCAGTGCGCCCGAGCCGGCGCCAGCACCCGCGCCTGCAGCGCTGCTTGCTGCGCCGGCACCGGTCAGGATGCCGCTGTTGGCGCCTGCAATCCCGGCCAGGTTGCCCACGTTGCCAAAGCCCATCATCGAGCCTGCCCAGCTGTTGGCGGCAGTGCCGGCACCGCTGGCCACGCCGCCACCCTTGCCGAACAGACCGGCGATGCTGCTCAGCCAGTTGCCGCCGCCATTACCACCACTGAACAGGCTGGAGGTGCCCTTGCTCAGCATCTGGTTGAACATGTCCTGCATCGGGCGGACGAAATTTTGCTCCATGACCGTCCTGGCCAAGTCGCGCCAACCGCGCTTGAAGATGTCCTTCAGCTGGTCGAAAAAGCTCTTGGATTCATCCAGGCCATCGGAGAACGCATCCACCAGCAGATCGGAGATGCCGCCGACGGTGTCGCCGCCGACCCGCGCCAGCTCTTCCAGGTAGCCCGCATTGCGCTCGACCTGGATGGACAGATCGGCGTAGGCGGCCGCTTGGTTGACCAGGCTCTGAGTCATCTCCGCATTGATGCCCGCGCCGGCCTCGTTGGCCTCGTTGATGGCCTGGCGCATGTCGTGCTCGGCGCGCATCTGGCGCTGCGCTCGCTCCCGCGCGTCGCCCAGCAGACCCAGAACCTGCAACTCGGTCGACATGTCGCCCAGCAGCGCCTGCGGCGCCTGCTGCCGGCGATTCAGCTCCTGCGTTTGCTTGGCCAGCTCTGCGGCTGACGCCTTGACCAAGTCGTTGCGGGCGGCCTGGGTGATGTTGCCCTTGGCAAGCTCTTTGTCCAGCTCGGCCTCGCGCTGCTTCTGGCGTTCCTGGGCAGCGGCAAGGGGGCCGCGCAGCTCGGCAGCAGTGAGCGCCGCCTCTGCGGTGTACCGGGCCTGCGTTTCGATCAGCTGGTCGCGCTTGCGCTTGGCTTCTTCCGCCTTGCGCTCGCTGTCCGTATCAGCCTTGGTGGCTGCCTGGGTGGCCTTGGTCTGGCGCTCGATGGACAGCGTCAGCGCGATGGCCTGCTCGTTCTTGGCCCGCAGCTTCTGATAGTCGGCGCTGGTCGGGTCGAGGCCCTGAGCTGCGGCGTTGGTGATGAACTCGGCGCGCATACGAGCTGCCTTGCCCTGGGTCTGTTCGATCAGCTGCAGCTGCAGCGTGTTGATCTGCTTGTCCAGACCCTCGTTGACCGACTGCAGCGCGGCCTTGATCGCCGCACCCGACGCCTGCGCGGCGCTGGCCACCTTGTCGAAGCTGGCGCTGGCCAGGCGGTTGGCGGTGTCCACGTTGAACTGCTCAGTCGCCCACTTGGTCAGCAGCGGCATGTTCTGCTGCAGCGTCTGGCCAGAGGTGGCCTGGCGCTTCAACAGCTCTTCCAGGGACGCTCGCTGGGTGTTGGTGGCATTGGTAATGCCGGCGGACTTCAGCACCAGGTCAGCGGCAACGTCGATCGACCGCTCGTAGCCGGCCGTCAGCTGCTCCTGGCGCACGCGGGCAGAGTCGAGTGCATTGGCGGCGGACTGCAAATCCTTGTCGAAGCCTGGCGGGGTGTTGCCCGTGCGGGCCATCCACATGTTCTTAGCGCTCACCAGGTCGGCGTACCGCCCGCGCAGCTTGTCCACTTCCTCGCCAGCCTTATCGAGCGTCTCGATGGACCCGGCCAGGTTGGCGAAGGAAGCGTTGGCGGTTTCCTGGTTGAAACCTTGCAGCGTGCCAATCGCTGCCTGGAACCCCGCCGTCACGGTTTTGGACAGCTCCTTGGCTTCCTTATCGCTGTTGCGCAGCCACAGGACGAACAGCGACAAGGCGGTGATGGCCAGGCCGACCGGCCCACCGAATGCGCCCATGGCCACGTTGAGACCGCGCATCGCCGCTGCCTTGGCAGTCAACGCGACCGAGGCGCCCTGGGCAGCGGCGGCGGTACGCAACTGCGCCGCCGCGAGCGCCTGCTCGGCGGCGACCGTGCCACCGGCCGCGCTCATGCCGGCGCGCGCCAGGGAGAGCTGGCCAGCGGCCTGCACCTCGGCAGCACGGGCGGCCACCAGCTCCTGCCGGGCCAGCTCGCGACTGGCGGCGGCGGATGCGATCTTCGCCGCCGTTGCCTGCAGCACGTTGGCCACCAGCTTGCCGCCGAAGGCGACCGCCAGCACGTTGGCTGCCTGGCCCACCGCTTCCATGTTCTGGGCGAGGAAGGCCACGCCCTGAGCCAGGCCGCTGCCCGCGCCCAGCTCCTGGGACGCTTCGCCGATATAGCGGGTGACGCTGTTGCGCAGCTGCACCATGGCCCGCTCGACCGTCAGCGGGATCTGATTGAACTCTGCCTGGATCGTGGCCGATTGGTTCTCCAGGGCGCCGACGATCTTGTCGATCGATACCGCACCGTCGTTGACCATCTTGCGTAGCTCGCCCGCCGAGACGCCGAGGCCATCGGCCAGCGCCTGGGCCAGTCGCGGGGAATTCTCGATGACCGAGTTGTACTCTTCGGCCCGCAGCACACCACCGGCAAGCGCCTGGGTGAACTGAGTGATCGTGTTGGACGCGGCGACCGTACTGGCGCCGGAAATGGCGAAGGTGCGATTGATCGACTCAGTCAGGGCCAACTGGCGCTGCTGGCTGATGCCGTACTCCTTCGTAGACTGCGAAAGTCGCGCGTACAGGGTCGCGGTACTCTCCAGCGCGGTCGAGGTGCGCTGGGACACGTTGAACACCTCTGACTGCGCCAACGCGAATGCCTTGTGGCCATCCGTGGCCAGCTTCAAACGGCCGCTGATGTTGCTGTATTCATCCGACAGCTTGACCACCGACGCAAGCGCCTGTGCGCCCACAACGCCCGCCACGGCGGTGCGGGCAACGTTCACCACCGCACCCATGGCCGACACCTTGCGGGTGGCCTGGTCCGATGCGTTGCCCAAGGAAGTAACGCCTGCAGCGCCAGCGCGGGCCTGTTGCCCCATGGCGGCCGTGGCTTTCCCCAGCTGCGCTACTTCCTCCCTGGATTGGCGCGTGACAGGCACCAGCCTGCTGTTGTCGGCGGTCAATCGGAGAGTGACGGTGGGGTTCACTGGGGCACCTATGCGGCCTCGGAGCGGGCCTCGCGGGTTGCCTGGATCAACACGTCCAGGCAGAACAGCAAATCTGGGTATTCCTCGCGCTCCACACCGATCAGGTATGCAGCGGCGCGAATTTCTGTGGCGCTGATGCCGTCGTAGACGGGGGCATGCATGCCGGTGATCCACTGAGGCCTGCAGCGTTGGAACACCGCAACGGCCGTCCAGTTGGAATGCAGGACTTCGATTTCCTCTGTCGCGGCTTCCGCGTTGCCCCCGTCGCGCAGGAAGTCCGTCGCACTGACGGCAGAATCGGGTTCATGGTTCCGATCGCTGCCGCCAGTGCGGGGACCCTTCCCAACTAGCGCCCGCGCGACGGCTTGGAGTTTTTTACGCGGACGTCGCCGTAGTGCTCCCAGTAGTCCTGGAGGATGGCGTTCTGCAGGTAGGTCGACCACGGGCCGGTGTAGACCTCGGCCAGCGCTGCGTCGCCCTCGATCGGATTGCCGTTTTCATCGCCGAGGCCGGACACGGACACCAGGATCTGGCGCAGGTACTCGGTATCGTGGATTTCGGCGTCAGCCAGGTCTTTCAGCTGTTCCTTGGTCAGGATCTTGACGCCGACTGTGATGGTGCCTTCGTTGAAGGTGTCCGGGTTGTCGGTCGGCAGCCGCAGCTTCACCGGACGAGAAACAGTGGCGGTCTTCTTGAGTTTCAGCATGGGGTTGAATCCTTTAGGGAAGGTTGTTCAATGCCCGTTTGAACGGGACAGGAACACTTTGCCTGCGCGTCTTGCGCGATCGGGATTAACAACCGTTGGTGCAAAAAAGAAGCCCCGCACGTGGCGGGGCTAATGGGCAGAGTGTAGCTCGCTTACGGGGTGGAATCGCCGAATTCGATGTACAGCTCGTCGCCGCCAGCGTCGCTGGCCACGCACGGGCCTGACAGCTCCCAGCCGTAGTCGCCGTCAATCTCCACCTCGTTGATGGTGTCGATCTGGCCGCGAATGCCCAGCTCGCTGTACAGCTTGCTCTGTTCGGTCAGGCGCAGCGAGATGGCCAGCGGCGTTGCCGCATCGCGCAGGGTCCAGGGGTTGAAGTCCGCCAGGGCGGTCTTGGCCAGGCGCAACGTAAAGGTTGGCGCGCGATCGGTGATGCCCGTTTCCTTGTGCGAGGTGTATTCCTTGGGGGTGATGGTGTTGCCCAGGTCCACCGAGAGCGACTTGGCCCACACCGTCAACGCCGCGCCACCTGGCAGCACGGTGATTTTGGTCACGGTGTTGTCTGCCCTGGCGACCGTGGGGACCGTGGTCGGCAGGACGATCTCCGGCAGGGCCTCCTCGGCGATGTTTTCATAGTCGCCCTGGACGCGAACGTTGCCCTTGAAGCGATCGCCGACAGTGATGGCCAGGCTGGTCAGGTTGTGACGGGCCGCCTGCACATGCTTCAGGGTGCCGGCGTGCCAGAACTTCGCATCGCTCAGCGCCATGTTGGTGCTGATAGGGTTGTAGCGAGTGGTTTTCTCCGTGGCGTCCTTGACCACGGTCATGCCGGCCGGCAGCAGCAGCACACCGCAGTCGGGGTCGCTGTCGGCCGCGCCGCCAGGCGAGGTCGGCGGGTACAGCTCAAACTCGCCCTCAATGTAGGCGCGCCGCGCGCCGACAGCGAAAGGCTGGCCGGTCAGGAAGGGGCGGTCGATAGGACGTTCGATCTTGTCGAACTCGGTGCCGCTGGTGCCGTTGAAGAGCAGGACGCCATTGGTTGCCGGCGCCGGCACGACAGGACTGCCAGCAGCGACGCGCACGGCCAGCGCCAGGCCGCGACGCTTGAAGGGTTCGAGTTGGGGCTGTGCCATGGGGCTATTCCTCGGTGGGAGACGTGGTGGTGTTGGTCCGCTGGCGCGGAGGCTTCGCCGGGTCGGCGGTGACCTTCGGCGTGACCTGGGGCGGCGTGGGATTTGCCTTGGCCTCATCGACCAGGACGCCATCGATCACGCGCCAAGCGCCGCCGCTGGTCGGGGTGGGTTTGTTGGTCATCGGGATACCTGCATGCGGTAGTTGGTGGTAAGCACCTGCTGGCTGACCAGCCAGCCGGCCTTGAAGGCTTCGTCGCGGCCCGCCTGGAAGGAGAGTGCATCGAAGGCGTCAACCGGGGTCCAGCCGATCAGCGCCTGGCGCACGGCGGGGATCACTTCAGTGTCCATCTGCTGGCGGGCGCCAGTGCCCGCCGCTTCCCCCGCATAGTTGCGGACGAACAGCACCACGCGAATCGTGACGTCGACGTTCTGAATGTGCGGGCCGCCCGTGGAGTATTTCGAGCGCTGCCCCAGCTCGGCGGCAGTCACGAACGCGGCCACGGTCGTCTTGGGCTGCTGCTCCAATGCGGTGCTGAGGTCTGCAGCGCTGCCGACTTCGAGCAGCACCGTGGCCTGCTCCTGGAGACGGGCAATGATCGCCCCGACCGGGAAGGGGCCAACCGTCACGGCCGACCATCCCTGCCGAACACCTTGTTTCCTGGATGGATGAGGAAGTCGCCCAGGCCGGTGGTGCCGGTGGTCGGGTCGGCGCCTCCCAGGTGGAACTCGCCCTTGGCGATCAGCCGTAGAAAATTCATCGCGTCTCGGTAGTCCCGCACGATAGGGTCGGTGCGCTCATCTGACATGCGATCACCGTGGAGCTGGTAGCGAACGATGCTCCGGGCCCACGTGGGCAGCATGGTGTCCATCTGCGCCAGGGGCAGCTGATAGCGCTTCGCCAGGTATCCGTCGATAAGTGCGCCGGCTTGGGCGATCGCTTCCTGGATTCGCACCACGCACGCGTCGGCGCGGACGATTTCGGCGGGATCGAAGGCACTACGATCACCCCCGCGCAGCGTGGCGTCCATCAATGCGGCCGACACGGGACGCTGGTCCTTTGCCGTGGCCACCTGCGCCAGTTCCAGGGCGCCGGGGATCTCGGCCAGCTGCGTGAGGGTGATGTAGCTCATGGGTCAGACGTCCTTGCCCAGGTGCGCCTCGATCTGCGGCACGCGCTCGGCCGGCGCCAGCGCTTCCCAGGCTGCGGCATCCAGACCGGCCGCTGCCTGCGCCTTGACCTCGGCTTCGCCCCAGGCCTTCTTGCCGCCCGCGTTCTTGGTGGCCGCCTTCTCGCGAGCGATCGCCGCTTCGTCAGCGCTCGGCTCACCCTTGGCCTTGGTCTCCACGTCCTGGACGATCAGCTCCGGGTCACTCTTGATGGCGTCGAGCTGGCCTTTCTTCAGGCCGGCCACTTCGATGGTTTCACCCTGGCGGGTGAAGTGGCGGCCTGCGCGCCAACGGCCGCGCTCATGCCTGGATTTCACGATGATCTGATTGGCCATTGGCCGGTCCTTTCCTTGCTTAGTTGATTGATGGGGCCAGCGCCGCTGGCGCTGGCCCCGCTCGGATGGCCTTACTGAATCCAGGGCGAGTCGAGGGCCTCGACAACGCCCTTCATCACGTTGTCGGTGCCGGAGATCTGGTTCGCGGTCAGGATCTCCGCCGCCTTGAACTTCAGGTTCGGCGTGACGACCAGCAGATCCGGGACCAGGCCAAGCGGCCGGCCGTGATCACCGGTACGGCTGGTGAAGGCGGTATAGGCGGCCTGCAGGTTTTCCGCCGTCAGCGGCTTGTTGCTCGCGTAGCCCATCTGCCAGAAGCCGAAGCCCACGTTGCGGCGGCAATCGGTGCCGTAGCGGAACTCCTTCTTGGTGAACACCGCTTCGTCGGTTTCGGTGTCCATGGACACGAAGTTCGGGTCCTGGCGGTTCTGGAAGATCAGCGGCTTCAAGGCGCGCTTGGTGCACAGCAGGTACCAGTAGGGGCCGGTGCCGCCGGAATCGATGTTGCTCTGGGTGACCGTCTTGCCGTCCTTGTCGATGACCGGGTGGTCGGTATCGAAGAAGTTCTGGCCGTCGTAGCACGCCGTGTTGATGCCGTTCTTCAGCAGCCCAAAGGTCAGTTCATCGGGTTGCGCGCCGACCGCTTCGCCCATGTTCTGCATCATCGGTGTATAGATGCCGACGTTGTCATCCTGGATGTCGTTCTTGTCGACACCGACCGTCAGCTCGAAGTCCTTGTTCCTGATGGCGTAGCCATGTGCAGCAACCCCGTGGATGACGCGATCGCCAATCCATTCGCGCATGCCGGGCATCTTGCCCAGCCAGCCGTACTCGTTGGACTTGGTGCTGGACGGCACCACGGTGGCGATACGCTGATAGAGAGACGGCGCCTGGCCGAGGCCCTGCTTGAATGCGGCGTTGAACGCTACTTCCAGCGCCTGGAGATTTCCGCGAGTGACTTGCATGTGAGTTACCTGTCGAAGTGTTGGAGAGGCGGGATCAACCGACCAGGACCCAGACGCCAGCGGCGTCCACGTCGATGATCTTTCCGGCGACCTTGCGAGCGGCGCTGTTGTCGGTCTTGGCCACGGTCTGGTCATCGACCACAAAGGCGTTGGCGCCGATGTCGGCGCGGGTGACCTGGTCGGCCGCAGCACTGTTGGCGAAGTGGAACGCGTGGCCACGCCAGGCGTCGGCCTGGACAGTGCCATCGCCGAGCCCATCGCTCTGAGCGACGCCAACGGCATCACCCGACCCAGCGGTGCCGGCTGGCACGGCGTTGCCGTTGGTGGTCAGGAGGGCAATCATCGTGCCAGCCCAGATCTGGGTGCCGGGATTGATGAGGTGGCCAACGCGCTGAGCGTCGCGGCGATTGGTGTTGCGGCCCTGGGTGGCTGCAGTCATGGCAGAGTCCTTATATATAGGCGTGATTGACGCGTTGCCGTCAGGCGGACGGCTTGGCGGCGGCGTAGTCCTTCGGGCTGATGCCGGTCATCGAGCAGACGGCCAGCTCGCTGGCATCCAGGCCGTGCGCATCCTTGGCTTCGTCACCGCCTGGCTTCCTGCCGTGGGTTTGGGTCTGGCTGAGTGCGGCGATTGCCGGGGCGCCGGCCAGGTACTTGCTCAGCGCGGCAATGTCGGACTTGCCCAGGTCGGTGGCCCAGTCCTTCAGGGCGGGGAGGATGCGACCATCGGCCAGACCCTGCTCGACCAATGCGGTGACCTTCTCGTTGGTGCGCTCTGCACTGAGCGCGGCCAACTGGCCACGGATCTCTTCCACCGCGCTCAGCGGCACGAACTTGGTTGGGTCCGGCTTGGTGGACGCCGCCTTCAGGGCCGAGCAGGCAGCCAGCGCGCCGCCTTCATCAGCACCCAGTTCGGCAGTCAGGCTTTCCAGCGTGGCCAACTTCGGGCCCAGCTTGCTGCAGGCGGCAATGGCCTGCTCTTCGGTGGTGGTTGCGGGCAGTTTCAGTGCAGCCAGCAAGGCTACGAGCAAGGGATTCATCGGGTGGTCCTCGGTGTCGGTGTGGAACGCGAACGTGGCAGCCGCACGCAGGGACAGCGCCTGCATGTCATCGATCGCGGGGGTGTTGGTGATGGCGGCCATTTCGATCGTCAGCACCTCGCCGGTCTTCTCATCGAAGCGGAAGACCGGCGATACGTAGCGGTACTCCTCGGCGTCGATCGCAGCGAGCGCGCGAGCCGTTGGGCGGGCAATAGCCCAGAGGCCGGAACCTTCGCGCCATTGCAGCGCACGCATCCAGGCAGCGGCCGGCGCAGGCTGCCCGTTGGTTTCCTTGTTGAGGGTCTGATGCTCGTAATCGACAACGAGCGGCTTGTTCTTCGCGTTGAAGCGGGCGATGACGCGTTCAGCCACCGCCGCATCGATGTACCAGGCCGGCACAGGCAGTTCGCGGCCATCGTTGGGCCGGAACTCGCCTGCAGGCGTCAGCTGCATTTCGATGGTTCCGTCATCGGCAAGGCTCAACGGCAGCTTGAAGCTGCACGCGGCGATCGCGACGTTCGAGGGGATAGGGGTCTGGGCTGGTTTGGTCATCCCAGCCAGATTGGCCGGTCGACTGAGCGGATCGGGATTAACATCCGCTAGTGCAGATGGGGGGCAACAGCCCTCGCGCCATCGAGCCCAAACTGTACACGTTCTGCGAAAAATCGGCCGTTCACCGCAACGCGACCTTCACTGCCGACCGCAACAGCGTTTGAAAGGCGTTTAAATCGCCCCTGGGCGCCTCGGACGGGGCGGCCTCGGACGGTGGCTGCGCCCAGGGGGGCTCAGGGGGCCTGCGGGGCCGTTTTAGGCGGGGGCCAGATTTCCGCCTTCGGCGTCCAATTCCAGCCAGGCAACAGCAAGCTGCTCGATGGCCTCAGCATCGGCCTCACTGACGCCCAGGAAAGGGCGCGCTGGCAGGCCCGGATGGTTGACCTTTCTAACGAACCCCGGTGACTCCTTCCCGTCCTTGCCGGTGCGCATCTGCATTCCTGGCCAGAACAGCGCTTTGCCCGGCTTGGCTTGGATGACATACGGGTCTGTGCCCTCCTGGTGCCACCTGGCCTGCTTTGAATCGGCGCGGATCTCCACCCAATCCACGCCCGATAGGGGATGGATGCCATCCCTGGTGCGGTGCGTCGCGTTCAGCGGCGTGCGGCCAGATCCGTCTGCCAGTGGTTGCCAGGCGACGCCATCAGGGCCGATGCCCGTGTCGAACCGCGCCTGGGTGCTCTCGGTCAGGTCCTCGCCGATCTGGGCCATCAGGCCACCGAGGTCGGCGCTGCGGCGGTGCAGTTCGCCGAACCAACGCTCCGCCAGGTCGGCATCTACCTGGAGAATCAGGGGTTCGTCAGCCATGGTATTCTCCGGCCACGGACCAGGGACCAGCCGCCCCTGGTGTAGCGGCCCCAGGGCCGCAATCCTTCCACAGGGTGGGCCAGCCCCCGAGGCCCTGCAGGAAGCGCCGCAGAGCGAGCTGGCGCGTCTGTGAGCAAAGGCTCATTCTTCCGACCTTCCCCATACCAACACTCCTTGCCGCGATCGCGGCTGTGGCTTGTTGCCCCGGAAGAAGTCGAACGAGCCCCATACGCCACCTGGCAGCACTTCGGCGATGACGGTCAACGCATAGCGCTTCGCCGCCGCGCCTTCACCGTCGGTCACTTCAACCCGCTTGACGTAGTAGCGGCGCAGGCCGACCTTGCCGGCGTCGTTCTGGGCGAAGTTGGCCCAGATCTCGAACGGTGCCTGGATGGTCTCGGCCAGGAGCGGCAGGTACTTCTCCCGACCATCCAGGCGCGAGGGCTTCTCCAGCCAGTGCTCGATCACCTGGTCGGTCAACAGCACCGGGTCGCCTGCGGGATCGCGCAGCGTGGAGGTCTCGCCGTACAGCTCCCGCCAAACCTGGCGCACGCGCTGCGGGTCGCGGATGCCGCTGGCCAGGGGCTGAGCTGCGGCAGCATCAAGCGGAACCTGCGCCGGTCGCCCGTACTCCGCTGCGGTCTTGCCCGGCAGCTCGGACCACTTCGCCGCTGCATCCTTGGCTAGGGCGGCGTCGGCGATCTGGCGACCGTTGGCTGCATGCCCCACGTGATAGGCCCACTCCGGTGGCGGGTCACCGAGGACGGCGGCAGGTCGTTCGCTGACCTTCCAGCGCATCGCGCGCATCTTGGCCTCGGACACGCCGATCACCGTGCAGTGGCAGCCCCAGCCGTTCGGCGTGTAGTGCGTTTCCCACCATGGATCGGTCGACGGCAGGATGATTCCGTCCCACGCCTTGTGCTGCTCGCGGGGATTGCGCACGGTGTTGTGCTTGTAGCGCAGGTAGGGGAAGTGGCGCAGCGTCTCCCAGCGGCCCGCCTGGTAGGCGGTCCGAATGTTGGTGTTGTAGATGACTGCCGTGCGCCAGGCCTGGCCGCCAGGACTGCCTTCGCCGGTCCAGCCAACCCAGCCGTTGCGCTTGACGATTTCACGGAACCTGGCGCGGAAGTCTTCCAGGGTCTCGCCTTTCGTGATGGCAGCGTCGACTGCCTCGCGCAGGTCCGTCAGCAGGGCGTCACGGGTGGCGCCGGCAACGACGAATGCCCGCGCGTGCTGTCCCTGCCAGAGATCGTTCCAGCGCCTGGTCGGCAGATTGACCTTGTCGCGGAAGTAACGCTCTGCCTCGGGCAGGCTTCCGAAGTTGCCCCGGATCTCAGCCACGGCTGTCTTCCAGCGCATCGAACATGCCAGCAGCGCCGCCGATCGCCAGCGCGTGCTGCATGGCACGGGTGAACTGATCGGCGCTCATCGATGGCAGCAGATCGAGCAGACCCTGTCGGATGTGTTCCAGGTCCGGGGCGGTATCGACCAGCTGCTGGATCTTCTCGACCCAGTCGGAAATCAACGGATCGATCTCGCCGCCCACCAAGGCAGCAAGCTGGTCCTCCCGGTCCCGGCCACGGCCGCCCTGCACGGTCGCCACCGCCAGGCCGGCCTGGGTGAGCGCGGCCACGCCTGCAGGAGGCGAGACAGCGCCGTCGATCAGCACAGGCTCATTGGGGCCGGCCTCTGGAATGCCCAGCTCGGTGTGGACCCAGGCCGGATTGATCCGCATGCCCAGTTTGACCAGCGGAGGCAGCGCCGTGGCGTATGCGCCGATGTCCTTGGTCTCTGCCAGGTCGAAGGTGAAGCGCGGGCAGCGCCGGCGATCGCCCTGCGGAATGAGGCCGTTCAACATCGCCAGCGGATAGATCAGGTCGCGCGTCAGCGTGGTGGCCACCTGCTTGGCGTCGGCATCCTTCAGCTCCTTGCGTACCTCGTTGTGCACCTCGCCCAGGGCGTTGGTGCTGCTCTTGCCATCAGCCTGGCTGGTCAGCGTACCGCCCAGAATGGCCTTGCTCTGGCTGCGTTCGCACCAGCTGATCATCAGCTCGAATGCCTTGGGGTCACCTTCGGCAACGGCGGGGAAGTCCATGGTCATCCCTTCGGGGATGATGCCGGCCGCGTTGTGGCCGATCTGCATCAGCGCCCGGAGCAGCGTCAGCTTCTCCTTCTCGGATGCACCAGGCGGATACTTACCGATGCGCATCGGGATGCCGTAAATCTCCAGGAACTCGGCCAGGTCGCCGACGCTGTAGTTCTTGAACAGGTACGGCCACACCAGCACACGGAACAATGCGGAGCGCTCCAGATAGCCACTCTTCGCAGCGTGCGTATGGGTGATCCAGCCATAGGGCTGCAGCGCTTCGCCATCGCCGCCACCCACCCGCAGACGGATTTCCTGCTGATAGCCGCGCTTGAACTGGAACCAGCTCTGCGGCCGGTGCAGGATCGACTTGGGCTGCCACTCGGCGCCCAAGCGCTGCCACTCGATCTCCTGGCAAGCAAAGCCCTTGCCGATCGCGTCGGTGGTGTCGAAGAAGATGCCTTCCAGGTTGTCCATCGACTCCAGCACTTCCTGCAGCTGCTCGGCATTCTTCTTCTCGACCGCGCTGGCGTTCTTGGGTGGTGCGATCTTCCAGGACAGACTGGCCACGGCGCGGCGTCGCTTGGACATCTCGGAATAGATGTGGGCGTCGCGCTCTTCCATGTCCTCGAACAGCTCGTACTGTCGGATGACGTCGCCTTGCTCGGCGGCCAGCATGATCGCGGCCAGGCGCGAGGGCGTCAGGCCGCGCGAAGGGTGCCCTTGGAACTCACGCTGCAGCTGGAGCGCGTGGGCAGTTTGCGGCTCGGCCAGCTCGGTGATGCGGAAGGGCTGGCCATCGGGGCCGAGGATGCGGGAGTTGTTCACCATGCTTCAGGTTCCGGAATAGAGAGGTCGTAGCCGTCATGTGAGACGGTGTCGTAGCCGCGGCTGCTACGCGGCATGGGCGTCCATGCCATTTCCGCACCTGGGTGCCGGCTTGCGTAGTACATGAGGGCAATGGCGATGCCGGCATCGCCGTGGCGCTGCCCACCGTCCTTGCCGGTGGAGCGCTCAGGCACGCGGGCAACGCCCTTGATCATCTTGATGGCGCGCAGGTCGCCCAGAACGTCCTTGTCGCGCGGGACGGCGATGGTGTCGTCCTCGAATGCCTGCTTCAGTGGAGGCATGTTCTCGCGGTACCAGGTCTCCGTTGCCATGACGAGGGCGACACGGCTGTACCCGAACTCCTGGGCGAGGAACTCGGCCACGGCGTTGCCGTTGCCGCGCGCATCCACCGCTGCCTTGACGAAGCGCGGCAGGCGCTTGATGACGTACTGGGCCACCTGGTCCTGCTGCTTGTGCGGCATGTTCCGCAACTCCAGCAGGAACGGGATGCGGCGACGCAGGTTCTGCTCGATCTGCGCTGGCACCATGACGGTCAGATCGCCCGAACGGCCGAAGTCCTGCCCGAACACGCTCTGCAGCTCCGGGTCCAGTGCGTCCAGTAGCGGGCCGACTTCTAGATCCAGCCATTCCTGGACGGCAGTGCGGCGCGCGTTATCTGACTGCTGCTCGAAGCCCTTGGGGCAGGTGTAGCGCAGGACCGGTGCGCCGTACATGCGCTGTTCGACCAGGGCTGTGGTCAGCCACGCGCCCGAGCCTTGACTTGGCACAACGTCCAGCTCTTCCTCGGCTGCCGAGCCGTAGAAGGCATAGACGCTGGCAACCCAAACGGCCTGGGCATCCACGTTCCATACCGCGCCCTTGCGCATGCAGACGCGGCCGTACAAACCCTGCTCGACAGCTTCCATAAACGTGATGCGGTGGACGCTGCCCTTTCGGCCACCCGCCCGGATCTCGTTCACCAGCTCGTTGAACGGATTTTGATCGCCGTCATGGGTGCTGATAACACGGACCTTGCCGCCCCAGATCAGCAGCGCCAGGGCGGCCTTCAGCAGTTCACCCAGGGCGCCGTGGAATGCGGCCTCATCGATGACCACCACGCCCTGCTTGCCGCGCAGGTTGGCCGGACGCGAGGACAGGGCCACGATGCGGAAGCCGCTGGCAAAGCGGATGGTGTAGGTCTTGATCGACTTTTCATCGTCGCCATCCTTGAAGACTTCTTCGCCTTCCTCGACGTCTTCGGCCACCTGGTTGAACACGCGCGCCCACATGGCGCAGGCCTCGATGTACTCGATGGCCATGTCCATGTTGTAGCCGATGTAGTACACGTTCATCCCGCCGCCCTGGCGGGACTTGGCGGCGGTCAGCACGTTGTCTGATGCTTCGGCCCAAGTGAGGCCTACGCGTCGGCTCTTCTCGGCCACCTTCAGGTCGCTGTCATCGGCAACCCAGTCCTGCTGGTACTTCAGCAGCACAGCGTCGATCGCGCTGTTGACCTCGACGGCGAGCGATGCCGGCAGTTCGTCCCGCAGCAGATCCTTGGCACGATCAGCCCGGTGGACGGCTTCCGCCAGCGGGGTCTTGGTTGGCGCAGCCTTCGGGCGCGCGGCGCTTGCGATGACCATCAGCCGATTCCCAGGATCTTCTTGCGGAACTCGTTGGCCCGCTCTTCGGACAGGCCGCCCGACTTGACGACGTTGTCCAGCTTCGCGGCCTGCTCGCGCTGCAGGGCCTCGCGGGCCTCCTGCGCGACCGCGCGGCGGACGTTGACGCTCATCCGCTGGGTGTTCATCGCGTCGTTGGCAGCACGCGCCAACTTGCGGATGTCCTCGATGCTGGTTTCGTCGCTTTCGTGCGCTTTCAGCGCCGCGTTGGTTGCCAGAGTGGTGATGGCGTGACCCAACAGTGCGCCGGCCTTCTCGCCGACACCTTCGCCCAGCTCGCCCACCACCGCCTGGGCGGCAGCCTCGATGTCCCGCATGCGGGCGGTCATGGCTGAGATGCCCTGGTGATAGCGATGCAGCGCCGATTTCGATACTTCCGCTGCCGGCTCACCTGGAAACGTCTGTTGCAGCTCGGCGATCATCTCCGCCAACGTCAGGCGGTCCTCGCGGAGCAGGCGCTCCACATGGGCGCGCTGCTCGGGCGGCAGACGCTGGATGCTGGACTTTCCGCGACGTGGGGCAGTCATGACGTTACCGCGCGCTCGGGCGGCGGACGCCGGGCACGAACGTCATGCCAGTGGCAACGTCCTGGCCGCGCTGGGTCAGTTCGGCCACCAGGACACCGGGGACCGCCTCGCTGACCCGCAGCAGGCCCTGCTCACCGAGCCAGGTCAGGTCCGTCAGGACATCGTCCCGGCTGCCCGCCACAGCCATGTGGTGCAGCCCCGCGTGCAGCGTGGAGCTGTTGGCGCGGTAGCCATTCTGTTCTGCCAGCAGGCGCAGCAGCACCAGGCGGCGGTCCTCGCGCATGCGCTCGGCAAAGGTCTTCTGGGTCATCAATCTTTCTCCAACAGATGGGTTTGGACGGTCATCAGCATTTCGTTCGTCGTTTCGAGCTGGACCTCCAGCGTCACCAGGCGCTCGAACACTCGCTGGACTTCTTGGCGGGAAAGGTGGTGCTGGTAGTTCACCTCCAGTTTTGTGACGCGGTCGGCCAGGCCTGAGTGGCGCCACCACAGAACGATCCCCACCAGGAGGTTGATCGACACCAGGCCTGCGACCAGCACCAGGAGCCCCACCACCATCGGCCCGGCCATGACGGGGTCGCTCATCGGGTCTCCAGCGCGCCAGCGCATGTCACGCAGCGGCGGGTCCGAGGCACGGCGCGCTGTCGGGCTTCTGGGATGCTGGTACCGCAGTCCACGCAATCCATCGGCGTCAGGATTGCGGGCGGTCCGGCCAGGTACGCGTCACGCGCGAGCCGGTTGCGTTCGTGTTCTTCCCAGGCTCTTGCGTCGACCTCACCGGCCATATCAGCGTCGTCTTGCACTCGGGTGTTTCCTTCCATTGATCAGGTCGAAGAGATCAGCGGCGCAGCCCGCGTAGGCGCGCGCCTGGCCCTCCAGAGCGGCGGCGCGGTCGCCGCGCAGCTTCTTGGCTTCAGTTCTGCACCGCAGTGTCAGGTCGAGGTACTCGTTGCGCAGGGTTGCCAGGTCCTTCTCGGTTGCGCCCGCCATCACCGCAGCCCGCCGCTCGAACCTGCGACTGCTCCAGCGCCCGGCAGTACCACTGCCATGCCGTTGCCTCCCAGTCGTCCGTGGCCAGGATCAACGCCCGGCCCCGTGCGCTGCAGTCGTGATACAGGGAGGCCACCAGGTCGTGGTTGCCCAGCAGGGTCGCCAGAAGGTCGTTGGGTGCCATCGGCAGCGTCGGGCATTCCTGCTTCAGGCTGGCCTGGATCGCGGGCGGGGGTGGCGGCGGCGGGCTTGCCTTGGTTGCTTTGGTTCCAGTGCTGCAGGACGTCAGCGCCAACGCGAGCAGCACGCAGCTCAGGGCGACGTTCAAGCAACGATTCCAGCGCCACCCGCTGGTCTTCGGTGAACCTGCGGTTCTCTTCACGGTTGTGCTCCAGGGATTCGGCAATGGTGTTCATGCGGTCGATCGCCTGGGCGTAGGCGATGGCCGTATCAGCGGCCCGCGTGTGCAGGTGGGTGAGCTGCTGCTCCAGGTCCTTGATGTACGCCTGGTGTTCCGCGCGATCCTTGATCGCCCGGCCACCCTCGGCCCAGCGGTTGCCTGCCCACAGGCCAGCGGCGATCGCCGTGGCCAGCAGCAGCGCGATGGCCAGGAGCTTTCCTGCCGTGGACTCAATCCGGCTCACTGACATGGGGAACTCCCCGGCCACCCGGCCGCGATGTAGGCCGGTTCCAGCACCAGCAAGATGCGTCGCGGATAGCCGATGTTCTCGCGGTGCGCCCAGTCGGCGCGCGCGCGGAACTTGGCGACCTGGTGCCAGTCGTTGGAATCGGCGCCGGCCGCATACGCCAGGCTGCGCTCGCGGTTCAGGGCCTTCTCGCCGCCGTTGTAGGCGCGGAAGGTGAAGGCCCAGCGGCTGCACTCGGACATCGTCCCGCCGCCGTACACCGCAACGCGGTCGAGCAGCCAGCGGTCGTACAGCGCCGCTGCCAGGATGGCCTGCTGTGCGTTCCAGGGATCGAACGCCGCCAGATCCTTGGGGAACACCGTCGCGATCCACGTTGCGGTCTTGGGCATGAACTGCGCGATGCCCTGGGCACCGACCGGTGAACGGGCGTCAGCGCGAAAGCCCGACTCCTGGTGCAACTGCGCGGCCAGGCGCGCCGGACTGCCGTGCACGCCCCAGGCTCGCGCGGCGGCCTGTTCGACACGATGGCGGTACAAGGCCGATGCAGGAGCGACACGGACTGCCGTCCGCTTCGGCTCCGCAGCCTGGGCGGCACGACAGCTGCCGATTGCCAGGACTGCAAGCACCGTCAGGACCGCCGCCGCCAGCAGCCGCAGCGCCCGGTCGGGGTAGCCGCGCCGACTCATCCGATCAACCCTGCCGCGATCATGGCTGCAGCGATCAGGGTCACCCTGCGCGTCTGCGCCATCGACTTCTCCAGCCCGTCCTGAAGGTGCCGGGGATCAGCGCCACGGAAGACGGTCAGGTCCACGCCGAAACCGATGGCCGCAGCCAGAGTCAGCTTGGAAGCGGCCCAGATATAGGAGGCCACCAGCACGGGATTGATCAGGGCGACCACCGCCAGCAGGACCAGGCTGATTGCAAACCACAGCCAGATGTAGCCAATGCGGTCGAGCAGCGACCCGATGGCCGAGGTGAGTCGCAGGATGGGGTTGTTGGGTTGCATGTGCACTCCGCTGTTGTGGGTAGCGGGGTGCTTTGCTGTAGTTACGCCAAGCCATCCCCCGGTCTACACAGAATCCGCGCGCGTGCGATGTGACTGGGAATAACATCCATCAATGAAAAAGCCCCGCAGTTGCGGGGCTTTCTGTTGTGAACCGTCGAGGGTCAGACTTCTGGCATCTTGCCTGCGCAGAGAGCGCTGATCCCCTGCTGCACTACCTCTACCCCATCAGGGTACAGGGCCTTTGCAAGCAGCTTTCCATCTGGGTGCCACGCAAACGCCTCAAAACCCGAGTAGCCGCCAAAGCCATTCTTTGCGTTGAACTCACCGCATACGATCGGAGACAGGCCCGAGCCGGTATCGAGCTGAACAACCCTCACCTCCCGAAAAATCACTGAATCCGGATCTTTGGCGATATGTCTAACCGCATCCTCTGCCTTTCCGACCAGATCGCTCTGCGCCGATCCACAGCCGGCCAAACACAGCGCGACCACAAGTGAGAGAGCTACCTTGCACATGTTCATCGTCCAACTTCTCCAAGATCGAGTCTTCCTTGCACCCTCGACAGGTGCAGCTCCCGCTGCTCGCGGATGATCCGGTAGACGCTAACCTCCGTCAGACCATGCCTCTGCGCCAGCTCGGTGATGTTACCGCGCTTGGCCTGCCTGTAGATTTCTGCGTCCCGGAGGGCGTTCCGCAATCGAACGCCCCTCGGGATGTAGATCTGGCGTCCGCCTGCATAGTCGCCCTGAGCCAGTACAGCGGCAATGGCGAGGCGGGTGGCCTGAGCCTCATCTATCCCCAATCGGCGGAATGCAGCCTCAAGCACAGCGACCAAAGCGACAAGCATGCCCTCCCACTGGGTGTCGGGAAGCTCGTAGCCCCCGCGCTCGATCAGATCGAGTGCGCCTTCACCGTCTGGCATTTCTAGCAAGTCGCGTTGGTCAACCATCACAACTCTCCGAATTTCTCATGGGCCTTGCGGCGTTCTTCCTCAGCTTCATCTGGGCTGAACTGCTCGAATTCCTCCATCTGAGCAATCCACGCCAACTGGCGCTGCAGCTTTGTTTCTGCGTTAGGCGATGGGTCGATACCAACGGTTCCTGTCGTGCGCGCCAGGTGCCTGCCCGATCGCGCATCGTCTTCGCGCTTGCGCTCCGCCGCTGCGTCCTGCTTGTCCGCCAATCCATAGACCACGGCGCGCAGGTAGCCGTGTGAATCCAGCGGCAGCGAGATAGCCGACCGCTGAGCGAGCATCTGCTCAATGCCCGCCGTCCAGACTGCTGGGCCTGCAGGGCGGCGGGCGCCCGTGCGTTCGTCCTTGCAGACGTCACCCGTTGCGACCAGCTCCGCCACGTCCTGGGCGATCTTTACCGCCCGCTGCAGTCGAAGTGAACTCTTCGGTGGCTTGAACAGCCCGAGATAGCCCAGGACTGCCTTCGCCAGCTCCTTGGTGGGCATCTCGGCCATGGTCATTGCCAGGCGCTTGCCGTCCTCTTCGACAAAGAAGGTGGCGATGTGACCTTGGCAGCCACATTCGGGGCATGTCGCTTTCATCCTTCATGCCCCAGTAGACGCGGCTTCCGAGTCCGGGCAGTGGGTGCGGGCGTCTCTACTGATGCCCGGACGTTGCGCGGGGAGACCATCTGCATCTCGCAGCGCGGCCGCTCGCCGGCAACCCAGTTTCCATAGCCCCGCTCCATGTCGTGCTCGACCTCGACGGCATTGCGCAAGAGCGCCATCGCTTTGAGCCCGTCGGTGGCAGGCATCAGCACCTGCACGAACCCAATGGTTACGATGCAGCAATCCTTCATTTCCCGCTTTGCGCTCATCGCGCGCCCCCTTCCATATTCGTTTCAGTCCAGGTATTCAGCATGGTCTTCGTCAGTTGACCCGCAGGTCCTTCATCGTGAGGAACGGCGGGCTGTCCAGGCTGCGGATCGCCTCAGCCAGGAACTCCCGCACAAACGTGTCTTGCTGGCCACCCGCTCGCAGCAGCTCAACCGCGATCAGGGTCATCTGCGTCAGGTATGGGATGACCTGCGGCGGGGGCAGCTGGGCAACCCGTTCAAACGTCGTTTGCAGCGCTTCCTTGGTGGCGCCCTTCATCGCTTCTTCAAACAACTGTTGGTTGGTCACGTCTTCTTCCCTCGGTTCGCGTCGATCTGCAGGGCAGCGATTAGGCGGTGCAACTGGTCCCCTTTGAGCCACTCCAGGCGATCCACCTTGAACATGCGATTGGCCATGGCCAGCGCGTAGCTCCAGGGACGGCCGGCGTCAGCCAGGAGCGCCTCGATCTTCTGCAGCATCGGGGTGTCATCGACCGTCTCCGGCCGGCCCGGAAAGGCAGCGCTGCCGTCCGCCTTCTTGGCGCCAGTGAAGCCCAGGCGTCGCAGCTCGCTAATGACCTGGTCGCGCTCACCGACCGACATGCGAGCGGTCGAATCCTTGCCGGTCACGCGGCGCAGCAGGTCCCGGTAAGTGACATCGTCCAGCCCGAGCTGCGTAGCGGCCAGATGGATCTTGGCGATCTGCGCCCTGCGCGGGTCCTTCTTAGCCGTCACGGGATCACCTCCAACTGGCGTGCGCCCATGCCCAGGCCTTGATTGAGCCGGGCCTGTTCGCCTGCCTTGAAGCCCGCCCAGCGGTCGTTGTCGCTGGCCCGGCCCTTGGTGATCGACTTGCCCGCTGTGGTGCCGAGCTGGCCATGCCGCAGCGTGATCGCCGCGTCGATCGCGGCGCGGCGTTCCTGGCTCATCTCCTGCTGGGAGAACAGACGTCGGAGCGCCGCCACGAAGCCGCGAGCGAATTCCTCACCGCGCCGATCACGGTTCGCCTGCTTACGGATGCGCCGGGTGTGCGCGGCCTTGCCGCGCTGCAGCTGGCGACGCAGCACCGCGAAGGCGTATGCGGCCACTTCAGGGTCGGAGCCCGTGCCATAGAACTCCACTACTGTCGTTCCCATGACCGTCACCGAGCCGGAGCGGACGCCCAGGCAGCGGCGGCGCTGGATGACCAGCGAGCAGCGATAGCCCTCCGCGACCAAGCCCGCCAGGGCAACCAGGGACTGCGGGATTTCGCCGCCACGGTATCCGGTCGCCGCCTGCGAGGAGCCGACCTCAGCAGATGCAGCATCTGCCTCGCTCAGGCCGTGCTGTTCCATCAGGGCACGGGCCTGCCGCAGCGCTGTCGCCGCTTCGGTCGGGTTGTCGGAGGCCGCCAGGCGCAGACACGCCTGGATCTTGCGGAGCGCGCTGGCCCGCGAGACGTTAGGTGCAGTCATGCGCCCACCGCCCGGTCTTCAAACCGCACCAGATTGGGATGCTGCGGGTGGCGGCGCATCACCCACGGGAAGACGCCTTCGCCCCGCATGCTGATGTACTCCATCGCGTCCCGGACCATCGACACGTCTTCGTCGTAGAGCCTCGGCGCATCCAAGTCGTAGTGCTGGACCCCGTCGATATAGACGTCCTTGGCAAACAGCTCGATGTCGCTGCGGACGGTCTTGTCGGCAATCTCCGCAGCGAGCTGCACGAACTCCTGATAGGAATGCTGCTCGGCCATGTCACACCCCCGCCATGTCGAGGGTGATGGGCTGATACTTGCCCTTGTCGTCGCGCTCGTAAACGCGCACGTAGGACTTGCTTCCCACCACCTGGACGGCTTGACCGATTGCTTCCATCGCTCGCTGCCAGCGGTCGTCCTCGATTTTCAGGCGGCGCAATGACAGAACCTGACCGGTCCGGATGTTGCCCTGGTTGTCGAGGCGGAAGGCGTCATTGATGATCGCCCGGATTTCAGGGCTTGCATCCTCGGTCCACTCGGTCAGGCAATCATCGATCAGCGCTTTGGCGGCCTGCAGACGCTCATCGAACCGGATGCTCTCCTGGATCTGGCGGATGATCTTGTAGCGCCCGTCGAACGTCATCAGGGTCACGTTGCCCTTCTTGCCGCCGATCACGACGCGGTACTGCTCGGCGCTCAGCTGGACGAACGCAGCAATGTCAGCATGCGCGCGCAGCTTGAACGCAGCCAGTGCCGCATGCAGGCGCTTGGCCTCGGTAACTAACTCTTCGACCAGGTCATCGCGTGCCTGGTCGATGGGGCGGATGTTCCGCTCCGGCACCAGGTTGCCCCTGGCGTCCTGCCTGTAGCCGACTGGAATGGTGGCGGCTTGCATCGTATTGGTCTCCATTTCGTGATCAGCGGGCAACGGTGTCGGCTGCCGCGCGGGCGGCGCGATTGGCGTCCAGTAGGTGCTGGATCGCCTTGTGAGGCAGTTCTTTGCTGCAGGCATCGGCCAGCACGTCGTCCAAGTCCTGGGTGATGGCATTGATGCGGTTGCGCAATCCAATCGGGTCATCCTGACGGGCTGGGCTCGGGGACAACGGCGCAGGCACGTTGATCGTTACTCTTCCCTGGTCGAGGTCGAACGGGGGCACGCGTGCGACAGCTGTCGCGACCTGGCTGAGGCGCACCAGGGAGTGGATCGCCGCGCTGCCTACGCCCTTGGTCTCCAGCTCGCCCTGTCGCTGCAGCTCCAGCACTGCAGCGACACGTTCTGCTGCGGGCACGTCCTCCAGGGCATCCCGCAGTTGGGCTGCGGTGAGCATGCCGCCCGTATCCCTGGCGGTGGCGACGACGCGGCGCCGCACCTCTGCTTGCTGTTCGTCGGTGAAGGGGGTGTTGTTCATTTCCTATCTCGGTTCGCTGTGGACTCAGTGGCGGGTCTGGATGGCCAGGGAACAGACTTCCCATTCGATCTGGCACCCGAAGAAGGGCGCGGCCATCACAGCTCGCTGGACCATCTGGCCCGCACCCTTGCGGACGTGCTGCACGCCAGCCAGGAAAGCGTGGTCACGCGGCGGGTCGATCACGATCAGCGGCTTTCCGCCAGTGATTGAGATGGACCGGGGGACGCAGCCATGGCCGGCGAGCTGGGAAACGGCGCCCTGGGCGGTCTTCAACAGGTCATCGAAGGTGGGCATTGCCTTGGTCGAGCTGTTCATGCGGGAAACCCTCTCTGTACGGTGGCGTGGGCTTTGGATTGGTTGGCGAGCTGGAGCAGCTCGCCGACCGTGAGGGCGTCAACCTGGGCGCCGCGTTCGGCGATTGCCTGGATGACGTGGCAGCGCTGGGGCAGTGCTTCCTTGCGTTCGAGCTGGCTGATGCCTGCAAGGGCACTGATCAGGTCGGCGGTGATTCGGGGAATCTGCGCGCTCACGCGGTGATAGCCCCCAGCTCATTCGCCGCGTAGCGGATCGACTCGCAGCACATGCGCTTGTTGTTCGCCTTGGCGTAGACCGCTGCCAGCCGTAGCACCTTGTTCAGCACGCGCAAGGCGCCGGGGCGGTCCGCAATCTTCCGAACTTCCTCGCGGCAGCTGGTGTCGGTGATGTTCCAGGCGTCGATGATTGCGTCCGCATCGCCCTTGACGGCCTTGTGGACAATCAGGCGCTTGCCAACGCGGCTGTAAAGGCGATCGAGGAACGGAGCGCGGTTGCCGCCAGTCATCTGGGAAATCACCCTCTCGTTGCCCACCAGCACCAGGCCGATGCCGGTCTGGTCGTTGATCGCGCGGACCTGGTCCAGAGCCTGCACGGTCAGGTGCTGTGCTTCGTCCAGGATCAGCAGGCCGTTGGTGTTGCGGACCTTCTGGAAGATGGCGCGTTGGATGTAGGCGGCGGTGTTGACCAGGTCGCGCAGACCCATGACGCCGGCAATCTCCTGCAGGCAAGTCAGCACGCCACCGGTAGCCGGAGTCAGTTCAACGTGCCAGACGTTCGGGTTGACGGCGGCATAGCGCTTGTTCGTGACCGTCTTACCGAGGCCTGCGCCGCCCGCGATGACGGCGATGTCGCCGGCCATGTGGGCGTACTGCAGCACGGCACGTAGCTTTTCGCTGGTCGGGGTGCGTACATAGTCTGGGCCTTCGGGGAGGGCGCCGTTGCTGATGCGCTCATCGCGGGACGCGAGCCAGCCAGAGAGCTTGCGGGCCACGTTCTGCTGGTTGCCGCCGTAGGTGCCGCCCAGGAACTGGGAGAGCGTGGCGCTACTCAGGTCCGACTCGCGCGCCAGACGGGCCTGACTGAGGTTGGTGTCTTCCTGCAACGTGATGCGCAGCCGTTCCCGCAGGTCGGCAAGCTGTTCGGGATTCAGTTCTTCGGGAGTGATAGAGGTGACGGCCAGGTTCATCGTGAGCGGTTCCTTGGATTGGTGCGGGTGCAGCGGGGAGACAGGTGGAAGGGGCGGACGTTTCAGCGAGGCCAGTCTCGATTTGCGGCGGATGACACCGCCGCCAGCCTCTGTGGCCTTGGGCCGTATTCGGTTATCGACACCGGAGCGCAGCCGCAGCTGCGCTTGGTGCCTGGGCGGGTGTGATCCCTCGTTACGGATGCGCTGCAGGTACGCTTGGCGCCGCTGGTAGCCGGTGGCGAGGCTCGTTTTCATCAGGCCTCCCCATCGGTTGCGCTCCAGAGGCTGTTGCGCTGCTGCTCGGACTGCATGCGGTCCATCAGCGACACAAAGGCCGTCTGGTTGTCGTCGGTGCCGGTGCGCTGCTGCACGATGCGTTCGGCTTCCTCGGTACGCGGTGTCTTGCGGCGGCCGAACATCGGCGCGATAACGCCCGCCTGCGGCAGTTCTTCGGGCATCGGTGAGGGCAACTGAGCGGCGACCTTGGACACTTCCATCCGACGCTCGGCGTCCAACTGCTTGCGAGTGGCCGTGCGATAGTTCTTCTTGGCGCGGGCGTGTTCGCGGGCTGCGCCGGTATCAGCGAACCCGACAGCCGCGATGCACTCGGCCTGGCCGATATACACGTTGGCCAGGGTGTAGGCCTGCACCGCCTGGTGCAGCTGTTCGGGGTCAAATCGGAGCATCAGCTTCTGGCCCGCGTAAGGTGCGATTGCTTCGCTCCAGTACCGATTGCCGGACAGGCGCACCGAGCCGTCGCGGCGGTCGCCGATCACGACGTCGGTCGACAGCAGCAGCTCGCGCAGCTGTTCGGGCGTGGCCTTGCGGATCGGCGCCTTGGAATAGCTCTCATGGAACGCGGCGTCGAAGCTGCGGCCAGCAGCGGTACGGGTGCGCCGACCTTCGCGGGCGTTGTGCGCGGCGATTTCCTCGTTGACCACCCTGACAAATTCGTCCAGGGCGATCGCCTTGCTGCCGTAGTTCTCCGGCTTGGCGTCAGGCTTGTTGCCGGTGTAGGCACCCGCGAACGCGGGGTGCTTGGCGATGCGGTCGCAGAGGTCACGCCATGCGCGCTCGATCGGCTTGGCCTGGCCGTGGTACGGCGTTGCCCAGTGAATCTCACAGCCCATCGCGGTCAGGACGCCGGTCGGATCATCCTCGCGGACCTTGAAGCGGAATCGATTCTTGGTGCCGCCCGTGAGCATCTTCGAGGCGAAGCCGCGACCGTTGTCCAGCCAGACCTTCGACGGGATGCCGTAACGCTCCATCACGTCACGGAACGCGAAGCGCGCCAAGTCGGCCGACTCGGTCTCAGCGATGCGGTAGCCCAGCAGCTTGCCGCTGTAGAGGTCCTGCACGCCGACCATGATCGGCCGCGCCACCGTGCCATCGGGCCACTTGGCGAACACGTCGAACTTGTGGCCGTCGCTGTTGACCGCCTCCAGGGCATGAAACACAGAACGGTCACGCTCCTGGGTCGGGAAGGTCTGATCGAACTTCTCCTGGCCCTGGCGGGCCAGCACCAGCACTGCACGCGGCAGTTCCGCGTCGATACGGCGCTGGAACGTCTTCAAGCACGGCAGTGCCGGCCATTCCGACTTGATGGCGGCGATGCGCTTCAGGCGGTCGTAGCAGCTGCTGGCAGTGGGTGCTTCAACGCGGAGATAGTCCGCCTTGAACAGATCCCATGCCTCGGTCGGGATCTCGACCCGCGCAGTGCGGCCGGTGTAGGCCGGCACCAGCATGGCCAGGCGGTGGTGCTTCTCGACCTTGGCTACCAGTGCCGCCCAGCGGCCAAGGCTGGCCACGCTGGCACCGCCAACGTTCTCGCGCTGCAGTTGTGCAGCGACCAGGGCGCGCGCATCCATGACTGACCGGCCATCGGCGACCAGCTGATCTACCGCTTGCAGAGCACGCAGGCGGCGGTGCGCTTCGTCTTTGAGGTGCTGGGGCACGGCTTCGTATCGCTTCCAGGCAGAGGCGATGGCGTCCGCGCTGGACTGCCGGGGTGTGGTCGGGGCAACTACGGGTGCAGTGGCCTGCGTCGCCAGAGCTACCGCCGCCTGCATTTCGAGCGGGAGGCTGGAGACGGCAAAGATGCGCTGTTGGCCACCACGGACGGTGCGGGACTCAAACGGCCACTTTTCGCGGTTGGCACGGATTTCGATCGCGCGCTTGGACTTGCCGAGGGCACTGGCCAGCGAAGCCAGATCGATGCTGCCCCGATTCGGCACGGAACCGTCAGCCATTACCCGCCGCTCCTTTCGCTCAGGGTGCGGAGGGCGCGAATCCGCTTCATCGAGCTGGCGCGCTGCCGTTCCAGGCGCCCGATTTCGGCATCGAGCGTGTCAGCGCCCAGCAGCAGCTGGCCGCCGATGGTGTCCGCCTGCCAGCCAGCCAGGTCGGCGCTGTTGCACACGACTTCCAGCACCGGGGCGAGCCACAGGGGGATGTTGAAGGTCTGCCGGCTCGGGGCGGTGTAGCCGTCGAGCATCGCCTTCGAGACATGCTGGCCGGTTAGCCGGCTGGCGCGGGCAGCCACTTCGTACCGGTCCAGCCCAGCGGCATGGGCGGTTTCGAGCATCTGGCCGACCATCACGCTGACGGCCTCGCGGAAGTCCATGGTTCCGGGAACCTGGGCCACCGGCTGAGGGGTCAAAAAGAAGTCTTGCGGGCGGAAGGCCTGGCGGGGGTGACGATTCATCCTTGCGTCTCCTGCAGGTGGGCGGCGCGAGTGCGCCTGGGGGAAGCTGTAGATAGATGCACCCTTCATTGGGAGGCACCCATTTGTGGATTGCGGCCTACGCGGAGGCTGCTAGGCTTTGCACCAGGGGGTAGCAGCGGCTTGCGCCCTCCCTGGCCACGGTTCGGTTTGCCGTCGGCGTCATACCGGGTGGGCCAGATGGCCTGGGGCGGCTTCCCAAGCGCTTCAGCGATCAGGGCCTCGGCCTGCGGGTATGGCCGGCGAAGAGCGGTATTGAGGCTGGTAGCGTTGGTGTAGCCATTCAGTAGTGCGAGCTGGCGCAGGGAGATTCTTCTGCGATGCAGCGCCGCTACGATGTCGGCGGGATGCCAGTCCGTAGCAGGACTGGCTTTTCTCGGGGCATTCGTTGCTGACACTTCGTACCTGTCCGTTGAGTGATGTCTACGGGGCAGATGCTAAACCCATTTGGGTGCTTGTCAACAACCGTTTGTGTTTCGCACTTCGCTATTCGCACCACAAATGGGTGTCAAAGAGAATTTGCCTTGATGAAACAATTACTTACAGGAAGTGCGAAACGATGAGCGCCCGCGAAAATTCGGTTCGCACTTCCGAGGAAGAAAGCGCGAAACCCGTTTGGCTGTCGATCGGCGCGCGATTGGCAACCGTTCGGGGGTCGCGCACGCAGGGGGAGATGGCCGCACTGATGGGGGTTGCAAAGAACACCTACGGGCGGTTTGAGCGGGGCCTGCGCGAGATTGGCGCTGAATGCCTGGCTGTCCTGGTCAAAGAGGGATGGAACGGCAACTGGCTTCTCACCGGAGAGGGCCCGGAGCGCCTGGATTCCGGCCCGATCCAGCGTCAAAACAATGACTTGCCGCAGTCTCAGGTGGTGCGCCACGCGTCTGTGAAGATCGCCGCGCAGTTGCTTCAGGAGGCGCTTGATGACGCAAATGCCGCCCTGGCCCCGGCCCAGTACGGCGAGGCGCTTGTTCTCCTGGCGCAGCTGCTGGAAAAAGGACTGCCGGAGGCCGAGGTTCGGCCATTTGCCCGGCAGACAGTCGGGATGATCACCACAGGGGCACCGAATGGAGCAACAGCGTCAACTGGTAGGTAAGTTGAGGGCAATCTTGGGGGACGCGATCCCCCGACATCCTCGGAACGAAAGGAATCTGGAGCCGGTGACAGCGGCTCACCTCAGACGCGCGCGCACCAGGTTCGAGATCCGCGACATTGCGACGCGGTACGGCTGGCAGGGCGAAGTGGAGCGCGCTCTAGTGCGCTTTGAAGCCCCTTCGCTCAAATACCTGGGCAGTGATCAGCTCGACCAGGTGTTGGCACAGCTGCGGACCCTGGAAGAGTGCCTGCAGACCCCCTGCGATCCGCCCGACTCGCCACCGGCCCGTTAAAGCCCCCTTCAAACGCCAATGAAACGGCCGCCATCGCTGGCGGCCGTTTTGCATTTCATGTGTCTCTGGCGATCAATCCGGGACCATTTCGCAAACCTACCGATATCTATCGATAGAGGTCACTCAGAACGGGCAAACCTCGCAACGGCGGGGTTTTCATCCCATTTCGTCCCGTTTTTTCCCGCTCTTTCCCCTGTAATCAATCCTCAAGTCCCCCCACACCCGGATGCTCATCCAGGCGCCGCCGCCGGGCGCGCTGCCGGCGCGGACACGGAAGCCGTGCAGCCCGGCAATGGCGGCCACGATCGACAGCCCCAGGCCAAAGCCGGGCCCTTGCCCGGCACTGCTGCTGCCGCGGAAGAAGCGCTGGTAGATCAAGGTGCGGTCCTGCGGCGGGATGCCCGGCCCGTTGTCGATCACATCGATCCGGGGCGCGCCGTGGTCGTCCACCGCGCGCAGCAGGATGCGCCCGTGCGCAGGCGTGAACTGCAGGGCGTTGGACAGGAGGTTGGCCACCGCTTCGAACAGCAGTTCGCGGTCGCCGCGCAGCATGCCGATCTGCGGCGCCACCTGCAGCTGCAGATCCTGTTGCTTCTCTTCGGCCAACGGCAGGTAGAACTGGTGCAGCTCCTGCAGCAGGTCGGCGATGTCGACCTCGTCGAAGGCCGAACGGCGCTGGTGGCTTTCCAGCTCGGACACGCGCAGCAGGGCGGCGAAGCGCGCCATCAGCATGTCGGTCTCCGC